GAATGATACGCAAGGAGGGGCAACCCTCTTTTTTTATAACTAAATAATAGCAACGCAGATCATCTATAAATCAATGCCCCTTATCGGCAATCCTTATGTCGTTGGAGATACGACAGGAAACTTTAAGAAACTTGATAATCTTTCGTCATACACTTTGACGTTTGATCCGTCAGTTAAAGTATCTCTCACAAACGACACAATCACTGAAATAGATCATAGGTTCGTTACAGGACAGAGAGTCACCTATACGCACGGCGGTGGAAGTGCAATCGGTGGTCTGACTTCTGGAAGTGCTTATTATATTGTAAAAGAAGATGTAAATACGGTTAAACTTGCTTCAACATATGCAGATGCGCTTGCAAGCAATACAATCAATCTGACTTCTGTTGGATCGGGAACTGCTCATACACTAAATCTTGCTTTTGATGGGATTAACACAAGATTTAGAGCGACTTATAATAATGGAACAGGAGCAAGAATCACAAATGCTTCTCAACTGACCATTTCAATCAATGGTGTTCTACAACAACCATTTGAGACTGCAACACCTTCAGAAGGTTATGGTATTGAGCATCCTGGTGTTATTGTTTTTTCAGTTGCTCCTGGTAGTGGCGATGTCTTCTGGGGAAACATTATTGCCAATAATTTCCCAACTTATGATATTAGTGATAATAAGGTTGATACTTTCACCGCAAATGGTGTAGATACTGATTTTACACTCTCCCAAGTAGCACCAAATAATGAAAGCGTTCTTGTAACGATTGATGGTGTTACACAATATCCAAGTGATAATGATACTGCAAGATCATATTCAATCTATGGTAGTGTTCTAAGTTTTACTGAGGCACCATCTCCTGGGGCATATATTCAGGCAAGACACATTGGTTTTGCTGGTGCCACAAGTAGTGCAGTCACTGGATTTAATGGAAGAACTGGTAATGTTGGACTAAGAACTGGTGATCCATTAGTCGGTGTTGGTATTCAATCTGGTGGACTCGTAGTTGGAACTGGTGTTACCATTCTAAACTTTGTAGGAACTGGAAATACTTTTGCCGTTGTCGGTGATCGTGTCGACATCAGCATTCAAGGTGGTGGAGGTAGTGGTTCACTTGTTGCCAAACAATCATTTACGATCACATCTACTCAGTCAGTTTTCACATTAACTGAGGAATATGATGCTGGAATGGTTGATGTTTATGTGAATGGTGTACGTCTACCTTCTGGTGATTTTACAGAAACTATTCCAAATATAGTCACACTTGGAACAGCAGCAGAGGCAGGGGACATAGTTGAATTTATTTCATATAGTCAAAGAATTGAGAACACAGTTTTACAGTCAACACTTACAAATCTTCGTGTAACTGGCATTAGTTCTGTTGGCACTGGTATTACAATGACTGCTTCTTCTGGAAGCATAAGCGCAACAACATATTATGGTGATGGATCAAATCTAACAAATCTAAAAGCGGGTGTAGGGACAAATGTTTCTACTGTAGATGGATTTACTTATATTGATCAAAGTGGAAAATTAATCACATCAAATATAGTATTTGATACAACAAACTCTGGAACTTCTGACTCTTATGTTCTATTGAAAGATCAAAAAATGACTATAAACACTGGTGTTGGAGTTACTATTGGTGATGGAAAACTTTTAATAATCAATGCTTTTGACTTACCAAATCCACTCACATAAATAACTAAAAAAGAAGCGTAAAGATGTCGCAGTTAAATGTTGATACTATAAAAAATAAAGCAGGTACTGGCGGACCTACTTTACAAGCATTGACAGTAACAACTGATGCAACGGTTACTGGTGTTGTAACTGCTTCTAGTTTTGTTGGACCAGTAACTGGAAATGTAACTGGAAATATTAACTCTTCAGGTGTTTCTACGCTAACAACTCTAAACGGAACATCAGGTCTTGTAAGTCTTGGATCAACAATCAAGACCAAAGGATTTGTAGAAACTCAAACTTCTGCAACGACGACATCAAATGTTCTTTCCCTCGATGCATCAAACGGGACAGTATTTACTCATACGACAACTTCACAGATTGGTATTGTTTCATTCAGAGGTATAAGAACAGAAACAGCAGGAACTCAAACATTCTCAGTTCTTGTAACACAAGGTGCATCACCAACCAATACAACAGGTGCGACAGGAATTGGAACTCAACTTGCAACTGTTGTAACAACTGGTGGAGTTGGATATAGCACTCATATTAAGGTTGGTGCAGGATCTTCAATTGTACTCACAGGAACTGCGGGTGCTCTGGATCTTCTGACCTTCATTGTTTCTTATGATGGAACCACACCTTCTAACAGTGCATTTAGAGTTGTAGGGTTTGCTGCAACTGATTTCAGAAACGCTATTGTTTGATTGGTATAAGTTATGGCACCGTTAACGACTGGGGCGATTAAAGCGATTATTCAAGAGATTTCGCAACAAAGAGCAGGAAGAGGGCGTTATGCTTCTGCCGGCGGTGGCAGACAGGCTTTAACAGCAACTGGTGGATCTAAAACAACATCTGGTTTGTATACTATTCATACATTCACTTCATCTCAAGATTTTGTTGTTAGTTCTGGATTAGATACAATAGAATATTTAGTTATTGCTGGTGGTGGTGGAGGAGGAGGATATGGTGGGGGATTATTTGGTGGTGGAGGAGGTGCCGGTGGATATAGAACTAATGTTCTAGGACAAACATCTGGAGGAAATTCTCCTGCTGAACCAATATCTACCAACATTGCTCCAGGAACATATCCAGTTATAGTTGGTGGTGGAGGAGCATCAGAAACGAGAGGGAGTCAATCTCATTTTGGTTCGGGAACTTCATTTCCAATACTTACAACTGGTGGGGGGTGTGGTCTTAGAGGTTCTACAAACCCTGAATTTTCTGGTGGTTCTGGTGGTGGTGGACTTTGGCCTGGAGGATCTGGAGGACCAGGAACACCAGGACAAGGATTTCCTGGTGGAACAACCGCAACTGGTCCCGGAGATCCAACACTTAATTTTGCGGGTGGTGGTGGATCCGGTGGAGCAGGAGAAAATGGTTCTTCTGGTATAAGTGGAGTAGGTGGTGCAGGTCTTGATTCAAATATTACCGGTTCAACAGTAAGAAGAGCAAGTGGTGGTAGTGGTGGAACATACAATCAGAGTTTAGCACAACAAACTCCAGGAGGAGGTGGTAGAGGTGGAAGATATAGCCCTGGTGTATCGGAAACTAATGGAACTGCAAACACAGGAGGAGGTGGTGGTGGTGGAGTAACCAGTGGAGGTTCTGGATTTGTTGTTATTCGTTATCTTACAACATAAATATCTAAAAACCTTCAATGTCAAAGGCAAGAGATATATCAAAATTTGGTGATGAGCGTGGAGTTGGATCTCCTATACAAACAGGAGACCCAGGATCAATCTTTGCATCAGTTAGCACTGCTGCAACAGTCACTTCAAATACGGATCTATCTTCTGGTGGTCCTTTTATTGTCGCACAAGAAAAAGATCTTCACGTTGAGACTGGTATAAATTTAACTGTTGGAGATGGTAAAACATTAGTAGTCAATTCTTTACAATTACCTTAACTCTATAAATACCTAAAAAGATAAAGTGCAATGTCCAATATAAATGTTGACACTATTAAGAATAGATCTGGGGCAGGAGCACCCAGTTTTCCTAATGGTTTAACCGTAACTGGTGTTGCGACTGCGACGACTTTTAGTGGTAATCTTACAGGAAATGCAACTGGACTCACTGGTTCTCCAAGCATTTCAGTTTCTGGTGTCAACAATACTGGTATTTCAACTTTAACTGACACAAGACTTTCATCTATTGCAGATAAAACAACTCTTGTATCTGGTAACTCTGTAAGTCTTGTTTATAATACTGGTGGTGGTAATGTTGCGATCTGTACAAATCCAACAGGACCCATCACACTGAATGTAACTGGTATTCCAACTGATAGTTCTTTTGATAATCGTGCAATCTCATTTGCAGTAATCGTTCAGCAAGGTGCAACTGCTTATGGTTGTACGAGCGTTACATTAAACGGTGTTGCGTTTGGTGCAAATGCTGCTGCTGGTGTTCAGACTGCAATCTCTTATGTGTCTGGAACAGTCGCAACTGGAAGCACCACTGGTTATGATGTCTTTAACTTTACTGGCATTAATACAGTTGGTTCTGCGGCATCAACACTTAACTACAAACTACTCTCAAACGTAAGCGGCGGATATAGAAGGTACTGATTTATGGCTCCTATTGTTACTTCTCTGGCATCGATTGTAAAACAGTTTGGTATTGGCGCTGTCCTTGCTGCTCCTTCTGGTGGTGGAACAACTGGTTATGCTGGTGCAAGTGGAGGTGTTATTAGTGATTATCCAGGACCAGGATCTGGTGGACCATATTATAGAGCACACATCTTTACTTCATCGGGAACTTTTACGGTTACTGATCCTACGATTGACTTTGTTGACTATCTTGTAGTTGGTGGTGGAGGAGGAGGTGGTGGATCTTATGGTGGAGGAGGAGGTGCTGGTGCATTTAGAACTGCAACAGCATTTCCCGTATCATCTTCTCCTGGATCTTATACAGTCACTATTGGCGCTGGTGGTCTTGGTGGATTCCCTGGTGGTGGATCTCCATATTACCCACCTTCTCCTGGTGTGTATGTATATCCAAGTGGAACATATGCAACAGGAGGTCCAGGTGGACAATCAGTTTTTGGTCCTATTACCAGTGCTGGTGGCGGTGGAGGTGGAGCTCGTGCAACTGCTGGTGGACCTTCGCCAGGACCAACAGGAGGTTCTGGGGGTGGAGCAGGAGATGGATATCCAACTGGTTCATTATCGGGAGGTTCAGGTGGAACTTATGGAAATCCTGGTGGAACTGGTAAAGTTGGTGCTGGTCCAACATATGGAGGTGGTGGCGGAGGTGGTTCTGGTGGTGCTGGAAGTCCAGAAGGTTCTGGAAGAACTGGTGGTTCGGGAACCGCAAATGTTTATGCGTATGGACCAACAAATCCAGTAACTTATGCTGGCGGTGGTGGGGGCGGTGCTTTTAGTGGTGCTAGTCCAGCTGCTGGTGGACCTGGTGGTGGAGGTTCTGGTGGTGGTACTGCTAATGCAACTGCTGGAACATATTCTCTTGGTGCCGGCGGCGGTGGTGGACCTGACACAAATAATACTGCTGGTGCAAATGGTGGTTCAGGTATTGTAGTCGTTCGTTATGCACTTCCTGCATCTACTGGAACCGCAAAGGCAACTGGTGGTTCTATCAGTTATTATGGTGGTCAAACGATTCATACCTTTACGAGTTCTGGTACTTTCCAAACAACATCAGCAATTCCAACAGCAGAAGTATTCATAGTCGCAGGTGGTGGTTCCGGTGGTCCTGGTTCTAATCCAACCAATTATGCATCAGGTGGTGGAGGTGGTGCTGGTGGTGTTGTTTATCATCCAGGTCTTTCTTTCCCATCACCATCAACTTATACGATTACTGTTGGTGCAGGTGGTCAAGCACCAAGAGGAAGTTCCCCTACCAATAGAGGAACTGATGGTAATGATACAACAGTAACTCACCCATCAGGTCCTTATGTAGCATATGGTGGTGGTGCTGGCGGTGCTGGATATCCGGGTGTTGGGTCAAATACTGGTGGTTCATCGGGTGGTGCTGGTAATAGTGGAACTGCTGCTCCGGCAGCACAACCAGCAACGAACTCCGGCGCAACGGAATATGGAAATCCTGGTGGTTCTGCCTCAGGTCCCGGATCACCAGCATATGGTTCTGGTGGAGGTGGTGGTGCTGGCGGTGTCGGTGGAACTGGTACTCCCAGCATCGGTGGACACGGTGGCATAGGATTACAAGTACCTTCATCTTTTAGAGATCCCAATTCATCAGTTGGTTCTTCTGGTCCAGGTGGAGGCGGATATTGGTTTGCTGGTGGAGGCGGTGGTGGAATTTATAATGGAACATCAACTGCTAAAGGTGGAGGTCCTGGTGGTCCTTATGCTGGTGCTGGAGATGGTGGTGGTGGTGGAAGTCCTTCGGGTGGTAATGGATCTAATGCCTTAGAAAATACTGGATCTGGCGGTGGTGGAGCAAGTGAAACAGCAACTCCAGGAACTTTTTCTGGTGGCAATGGTGGTTCAGGAATCGTTATGATCGCCTACCCAACATAAATACCTAAAAACCTAAAATGGCATTCACAAAGATACTTGGACCTGGTATTGCATCGGACACCAACGTACAGATAGGTATCTTAACTGCTACAAATGGAATAAAAGGTATTGGTATTTACTCTGGTGGATATGCCATACACAGTGGTATTATAACGGCATTAAATTTCATTGGTGTCGGAAACACTTTTATCGTTCATGATAATCGAATTGATATTAGTATTTCTGGTTCTGGCGGAGGCGTTGGATTAGGAACACCTCTTAGTGAAGATACTGATAATCCATTAAATAAAATTTATTATACTGATTCTATTTTAAGTATTGGACAAACAGTTACCATTGATGTTCCTAATTCTACACAAGTTGCTTATACACAGTATGTTGATCTTGCAATTGAAGAAGGTGCTGATTTAATTATTGCTGATGGTGATGAATTTGTTGCTGATATTTTAGGTCTTTCTACGGAAGGAATGCAATCAATCTCTGGTGTTGGTGGAAGAGTTCGTGCTGATACTTTTACAAACAAAGCAGGAACTGGTGCTCCAACATTTCCAAGTGGAGTTCAAGTCGTTGGTGTTGCTACCGCAACAAGTTTTAGTGGCGATGGATCTCAACTGACAGGACTTTCTAGAACTTTAACCATTGGAGTGAGAACTGGTACAGCAGTAACATTTAATATCACAGGTTCATCTTTTAATGTAAATGGAAGAAGTGGTAATATTTCAATTGGTATCTAAAACATAAATATTTAAAACTAATTTATTAAAATGGCCAATAGATTTCCGTTAGTTGCCAATCCAAGTTCTAATCAAATACAGGAAATTCCTGCACTTGATAACTTAGATTTGGCAAGCTGTGGTATTGTTAATGTTGGTGATATTCAATCTGTTGGAAATTTAACTGTATCTGGAAACTTAACCGTCAATGGAACCACAACGACCATTGATACTGTAAATCTTACAATCGAAGATAAGAATATTGGTATTGGAACAACGACTTCACCATCAAACTCTACGGCAGATGGTGGTGGTATTACGATCTTCGGTGGTTCTGATGGAGATAAGACGTTAACTTGGGAAAGAGGAAGTAGTTCCTTTGTTTATTCCGATCCGAATAAGTTTAAGGGAGTTATTGAAACTGTTTCTGCCGCAACGACTTATAACAGTGGAAACAATCTAGTTCTTGAACTGGATGTAAGAAACGCAACGACTTATACTTATACAATTCCAACGGGTGCAAACATTGGTATTGTGTCGTTTAAGAATATGCCTGCCTTTACTGGTAATGCAAACGGTACAACGATTACTTGCATCTTTACTCAGATGTCCACAACTCCTGCTGGAACAGGAAACACAACTGGAACAACTGGTATTGGAACTAACTGCACTGTGATTGGGTATGAAAACGGAGCAGCAGTTACAGGTATTTCAACCAGAGCATTAGTTGGTTCCGCAACGACTGTCACTCTATCTTCAACCGTAAATGATAGAGATTTTGTTTCGTTCTTTGTACATTATACTGGTGGTTCTAATACCAATGCAACAAGTTATCAGATTTATGCAACCAAGAACGGCGGATTTAGACAAGGTAACGTAGGAGTTTGATATTATGGCACCAATTTTTACTGGCGGTAGAATGGGTTTTGGTAGAGTTGATGCTCCTACTGGTACTGCTGCTGTTCCATTTTCCGCTACTGGTGGAAGTAAATCAAATCCAGGTGATGGATATGTATATCATGTATTTGACAGCTCAAGTAGTTTCTTAGTTCAATCTGGAAGTAGTCAAATTGAAGTTCTTCTTCAAGGTGGCGGTGGCGGTGGTCAGTCCATAGGTGGATCTGGAAGTAACTCACCGGGAGGCGCAGGTGGTGGTGGAGGTGCCACCGGTGTTTGGTCTGTATCTTTAACTCCTGGAACATATCCAGTTTCTGTTGCTGGTGCAGGTGATGGCAGTCAACTCACAAATGTAAATAGTACTTTCATATCTGCTGGTGGTCCTGGTGGAAGTAATTCTACTCCTTGGCCTGGGGCATCTCTTACGGAAAATTATCCAGGACCAGCTGCCCCAGGTCGACCAGGTAGTTTTAGTGGAACTCCGGGAAACCCGGCGGGAGGAGTTCCACAACCAGGATCTCTTTGGTGGAGACCATATATATCGCCAGGATTTGGTGGGAATGGTGGTAATCATGGTCAACCAGATTCAGCAACTCCTGGACAACCCTATGGCGGTGGAGGAGGTGGAGGTGCTGGTTCATTTGATGGTGGACCAGGTGGAACAGGAAAACCAGGCGCACCAGGAAGAGTTGTAATTAGATATCAAATATAGTATAATTAGATTACTTAAATTTTTATTATGAATTTTATAGAAAAATATGATAATATACTTACAAAAGATGAATGCGAGTATTTAATTAATCTTTTTGAATCTTGTCCATTTCATGTTGAAGGACGTGCAGGAGGAGAAGTTAATTATGAAAAGAAAAAAGGAATAGGTATTGATTTATTCTTTAAGACTGATGGGGAAAATATTGTCACTGAAGGTAATCAAAGAATAAATGAAATTATTTTACCATCAGTGATTGAATGTTTGAAGGAATATAAAAAAAAATACCCATTAATAGATAAAGTTTCCTCCTGGAACGTTGATAATTATTATCACATTCAAAGATTTAAAGAGAATGAGGGATATTATATAATTCATTGTGAACAGGAGGGTATTACATCAAAAAGAATGTTAGTATGGATGATTTATCTTAATGATGCAAAAAGCGGAACTAGGTTTTATCATCAAAAACTAGATATGAAAGCAAAAGTAGGAAGAATAGTGATTTGGCCTGCTGCATGGACTCATATGCATTCTGGTATTATCCCCAATAAAGGAACTAAGTATATTGCAACTGGTTGGTTTTCTTATGATTAAAGTAATTGATAATTTTTTACCTGATCCATATTTTGTAAGAAAGGAAGCTTTCAAGAGTAAAATAAAAGATAATTATCTTACGCATCCAGGCACAAGAAAAATCATTCCAACAAAAATTGAAAATTTGGTACTAAATCTTTTAAAAAAAGAGTTAAATGAAGATATTAGAGTTGCTGAGTGTGGATTTGATTTTATTGATGAGAAATATGTTACTGGTATTCCGCATTCAGATTCTGGAAAAAATGGATATGATGGATTTAAATATTCTGCTGTAATATATCTAAACGAAAACCCACCAGAAAAAACAGGTATAGAAATATATGATTATGCAAAAAATAACAGACATTTATATTTTCATACGCAAAATGCCACAGATTTAAAAGAAGGATTTTTTGCATCCAAAAAAAGTTTTGTGGATAAATTTATCTGGAAAAATTTGATAGTAAAGAGATGTACAAAGGGTCTTAAGAATAAAATAGAAATATCAAATAAATTTAATAGAATGGTGGTTTTTGATTCTGATAGAATACATAGACCTCAAAATTATTTTGGAACTAATAAAGAAAACTGCAGATTGTCCATGATATTTTTTTTAAAATGAATTTTCCAATAAAATCAAAGTTGTATATTAATCCTATTTACAAATATTTTCTGTTTCAATATATTAAAAATAACTTGTACTCTCATATAAGTTGTATGGGAGATTCATACTCAACTTTTGAATATGAAAGATATTTGCATAGAAAAAAATTATTTAAAAAATTATCAAATTCAATTCAAAATAAAGTTGAAACACTTCTGGAATGTGAAGGATACATGCACAGCATGTGGTTTAATGTAAATAGAATAGGATCAAAAACTACATTACATCACCATAATGATCAAAAGTCAGACAATAAATTTTCTGGAGTATACTATTTTTCAAAACCAAAAAATTCTGGCAATTTTATTTTTTACGATCCTCAGTTGACAACATTAGAAGTAAAAACTAATGACATCATAATATTTAATGCAAGTTTGTTGCATGAAACCGAAGTTAATGATTCAAATAATGATAGGATAGTTTGTGGATTTAATTTTATGAAATTCTAGACTTACAGACATTTCTCAAAAACTCATATATAATATCACTGAATGCATTTTTGATAGTAATAATTTTCACGATAGCAGTTCACCATTTCAACAAGATTTTAGATGTGTAATCAATATAGTTTCAAAATTTTAATTTATTTTTGTGAATAAATACTTTTAATATTGGACAGTCTTATAATCTAATGTCAAGAATTAGAGCAGACAAAATAGTTAATCGTGCGGGAACCGGTGCTCCACAACTAACCTATGGCGCTGAAATTCCTTCTGGGCAAGAATTAACTGGTGCTGGTAATATTAATATTGCAGGCATAGCGACGGCTGTTAGTTTTAGTGGTAATTTAGTTGGTAATGTAACAGGTATTGCAACAACTGCTTATGGACTAACTGGAAGTCCTAATATTACAGTTGGTTCTATCACAGCTTCTAGTGCATCGATTAGTGGCAATGTTTCTATTGCTGGAACTTTAACTTATGAAGATGTAACTAATATTGATTCTATTGGTCTTGTTACTGCAAGAACGGGAATAAATGTAACTGCTGGCGGAGTTAATGTTACTTCTGGTGGTTTAAACATAACTGCTGGAGTTTCTACATTCTCCGGAGCAATGAGAGTTACATCTGGAATGGAAAAAGTTCATAGACATTCTGGAAATACTGTCACACTAACATATAATTCTACATCAAGTTCAAATGTTGGGTACGCAATAAATCCAAGTGGAAATATTACAGTCAATGTTGTAGGTATTCCAACATCAAGTGATTATGATGATCACTCAATTTCTTTTGCTGTGATTGTAAACAATACAGGAACTGCAAGAACTTGCACTGCTGTTAACTTGAATGGTGTTCCAGAAACGATTCGTTGGGCAGGTGGTTCATTAGAAACAGCACTTTCTGGTGTTACAACAACGACAGGACATACAATCTTTAGTTTCACTGGAATTAATACTATTGGTTCTGCATCAACAGCAGCAAATTATCAAGTTCTTGGAGTAGTTAGTGGAGGTTTCTGGTAATTATGGCACCTTTATTGGGAAGACTTGGTGTAGATAGAAGTGGTTTTGGATTTGGCGGTAGAAGAAAACTTTTAAGTACATTAGTTTTTGTACCAAAAGAATACGTATTTTTTGGTACAACAGGATCAAGCACAACAGGAACTTTACCAGATTTATCTGGTTATACCACAATAAAAGTATCTGGTGTTGGTGCTGGTGGTGATGGAAATCCTAGTCATCCAGGGGGATGTTGTCCTGGTCGAGGTGGTGGTGGAGGCGCTGCGGCAAATATTCGTGGTGATAGTTTTCCTGTTCCCGGAAATGGTATTACAAGCATTTATTATTCAGTTGGTGGGTCTAATGGCGCAGACACTTTCATTCAAATAAATGGTCCTGGTGGGACTGATTTAATCAGATTTCGTGGAGGATCTCCAAATACGGGAGAAACTGCGGGACCAGGTGGACCTTCAACAGGAGGTGGACCAAATTGTGTATCTGGCAGTCCTGGTGGTGCTGGTGCTCCTAGATTTTCCAACGGCAATCCTGCACCCGGAGCAACTAATGCATGTGGAGGTGGTGGGGGTTCTGGTGGAGCAGTAGACAATGGACAACCAGGAACTACCGGTGGTAGTGGTGGTCCTAGTAATTTTACACCAATTGCACCTAATGTAATTACTACAACTGCTTTTGGTCCTGCACCAACAACATGGAGTATTGGTCCGGCAGGTCCACATGCTGGCGGTGGTGGTGGATATGGATCTACCGCAGGTACTAGTAATGGAACAGATGCCGGTGACGTATCATGGGCAGAAGGTGGTGGAGGTGCTGGGTATCCTATCGGACCTGGATCTGGAGCTCCAGGATCAGGTGGTGCAGGTGCGGGTATTAGATGGACTGATCCTTCGGATCCAATAAATAATGGCAAATTTTTTGGTGGAGGTGGAGGAGGTATTGGTGGAAGCATTAACCCAGTAGATGGATATGGTGGCAAAGGATTTTTAATTATTCAACTTTCTTAAATATAAAAATGATTACTGAAATTTATACCGGATCAGAGTCCGTTTCTATTGCTGATCGTGAATTGTTAAAGGACATATTTACATCAGATACTTTTCAATGGTATTACAATCCAACTACAATATCTGACAATAAAATAAACAGATCTCAATTTACTCATAGAATATATCAGAATGATACTGTTTGTTCTGACCATTATTCTATTATTCACGAAATTTTTTCATATAAAATTCCAGAATTTCATACACATAAACTGAATAGAATTAAAGCAAATCTTAATATTGCACATTCAAATAGAAAAATCCTTCCCCCCCACAGAGATCTAAGTGGAGGAGAAGGAGTTGTTTACATTTATTATGTTGATGATTCTGATGGACATACCATCCTTTATGATGGTTGGAAAAAAATTAAAGTAGAACCAAAAAAAGGTAAATTGATCAGATTTCCTGCAACTATGTTACACACAGGAAATGTGCCAAGAAAATATGATAGAAGAACTGTAATTAACTTTGTATTTGAAGATTAACTGTTGAATCCATGTTTCCGATTTTTCCTGTCGGAAAAAGATTAAAAGCAACTGACACTCTTTCGGGGTCCTTATAATTTCTATCTATTTTATGATACAAATAACTTGGGAAAATAAGAAGTTGATTCTTTTTAGGTAGAAAATCCCATGTTTTAGAATTCCATATATTCCACTCTTTTGGTTCAGTTAATGAAAGTTGTCTTGGAGCAAGATTGTAACTTTCAAATTCTATTGGAGTATTGGCATCTTCAAAATAGAAAACTCCACTATACATAGAGTTTGAATGTTGATGAAATTGTCCATAGGAACCTCTTATAGTTCTAGTTGCCCAAGAAGTTGTAATTTCAAATTTATCTTCATATGCTTTCATTACGTTATTTTTATAGTAATGATTAAAAACTTCTAAAAATATTTCTTTTTCCCTTGGAAATTTATTTAAAATATACCTGTCTATTGATATTTCTTGTCCATAGGATCCACTGGAACTTATTGATTGAAAATCAAGATTTTTTACACCATTTTCAAATGCTGAGAAATCTTCATTTATAATCAACTTCAAAACTGTGGATGGGAAGAGTGGATAAATTTCTTCGGATATTCTATTTTCAGAATTGTTCATGGTATTTTAAGCAAGTATAATATATATTATATCAACTAAAAGTCAAATATGATTAAAATATTTACATATTTAGATCAAGGATGTGAACCTTGTAAACATGTTTTGAATAATTTAAAACAGATTGAAAATTGGAAAAATTATTTTGAAATAGTTGACATATGTGTAGATTCTAGCAAAGAAGTCAAAAGTACACAAGAATCTGCATTTTCTGAACAAGCGTTAAAATATAATATCACACAGGGACCAACTATTGTAATTGTTGATGGAGATAATTTTAGTATTGAAAATGTAAAGCCAGATAGCATGTCAGAAGATTATCTGAGATCATTGATTGATCAATAAATGGTTATCATTTATCTACGCAGATTTCGTAGGAGCAAAAGAAAACCACAATAATCTGTTATAATATACATAAAATAAAAACATTTACGAAACTATATGAATTTTACAGTTTATTCAAAAACAGGTTGTCCATACTGTGATAAGGTCAAGAATGTGCTTGACTTGACAGAACAGAAGTATGTGATTTATACTCTTAATCAGGACTTTACAAGAGAAGAGTTCTATGCAGAGTTTGGGGAAGGATCAACATTTCCACAGGTAATTTGTAATGACAAAAAAATCGGAGGATCAGTCGAAACAATCAAATTCCTCAAAGAACAGAAAATCGTCTGACACAAACATAAATAAACCAGAAGACCACTTTAACCGTGGCATTGAACTTATTCTTAATGGAGGGAAAAGAAAGCAGACTCAACCATTCCACATTATCTTTGAGAAGATAGTTTGCTTTCTGAATCGGGAAGTAACTATCTATTTTGAATTTTCCTTAAAGTCAAGGAAGAAAAAAGTAGTTTCCCGGAGAAAAAGAAATGTTAGCAGTTAGCTTAGTATTCGGTTCATTTCTAACCATATTGTTTCTTATAGTGGGACTTGTAACAGGTTGGGTGGCAAGAGAATATATGATGAACTATCGGGAAATTCCAAGACCACATCCTGAGATGTTTGACCATCAGGGAAACCTGATACCTGACGAAGTAATTGCATTTAATTTTGAGAACTATCATGACTACGACGAAGAAGACGACAGCAGCGACGACTAAAACAAAAACTACCGCAACAAAGAAACCAGCAGCACCAAAGGCAAAAGTAATTGCAGAAGCGATTCCTGAACTTCCTGCAAATCCTTTTATCTTTGAGATCTTTAATGCTGCTTCAAAGCAAAGATCTAATGCTAAGAAGGTAGAGGTTCTTCAAAAGTACTCTCATCCTGCTCTTAAAGCATTGTTCATTTGGAATTTTGATGAGACTATCACATCAGCACTTCCTCCTGGAGATGTTCCATACTCTGCTGTAAATGAGATGGATTCATTCAAAGGAACTTTGAGTGAAAAGATTGCTGATGCAGTTGAAAAAATGGAAGAACTTGGTTCTAATTCACTTGGATCACAAGATCAAGGACGTTCTTCTATTCGTAAGGAATATCAAAAGTTTTATAACTTTATCAAAGGTGGAAACGATGGACTGAGTTCTCTTCGTAGAGAAACGATGTTTATCAACTTGCTTCAAGGTCTACATCCACTAGAAGCAGAGATTATTTGTCTAGTAAAAGATAAAAATCTGGAATCAAAATACAAGATTACAAAAGAAATTGCTTCACAAGCATACCCCGATATTATTTGGGGAGGACGTTCGTGAATCAAGTTATTGATAAAGTACAGGAAAAGCACATGGATCATTGGACATCAGCAGAAAAAGAAACTTGTAAGTCACGTTACGGTTGCGAAATTATGATTGAAAATGGTTCATATTCTGATGTATGTACAAAAGAAGCACCTAATGATGCATACATTATTAAGTATCTTGTAGAAGATAAAATCTGTTTTGACCTTACACGAGGTTCTAAAATTAAACTTTTTGATATGTACTGGGATAAGTTTCGTGAGAACTTGAAGAGTATTGACTTTGGATATGGTAGAATCAATCCAAAACTCTGGGGATATAAATCACCCGAAAAGAAAAAGAGAAAGTGATTTCAAAAATGCTGGGAAAAAATCCCGGCAATTTTTTTACCCCATAAGATTTTATAAAACTGTATCGCATTATACAGTGTAAACTTGCTATATACTTTCAATAGGTCTATAATGACCTTACGTTCATTCGCTATTTGCGAATAGCGAACGGAAGTAAGCCGACTCGGAACGAAGCCGTTCATCTATGGAAGCATTTTTTTTAACTTGCCTTCAAGCTAATTTTATCATTGGAAGAGTAACTACTCATCCAAGATTAGATGCCCAGCAAAAAAATGATATTGTTTGGGAAGTAAAGCAAGTTACAAAAAAAGGTTGTTTCATAGACGCAAAAGCCGACTGAAGGAACGCTCTTTAATTTAAAAACCTAAGGAGAAAACCTAATGTCTAAAGTAGTATATCGCGGCGTTGAATACGATACGCAAAAGCGTTTGGAGTATCAACAGCAGATGATGCAGCAACCCCAACAATACAACGAAACCTATCGTGGTGTTAAGTTTGTAAAGGAGGGGCATAAGTGATGAATACTTATTTTGTGCGTTATCTTAAAACAAAAGCAAAGAAGGAAAAACTTCTAAAAGCGGCTCAAATTAATATGGCAATGCAACCACAAGTTGCTTGAAGTAAAGGAGGGTTGATCCCCTCCTTTTTTTATGTTAAAATAGATCGAGAGAACAATATCTTATGGACAAAGACAAACTAAAACTCATCGTCCGTAATCTGGAACTTTTGGTAGATTCTCTGAAAGCAGAAATTTACTCTGATACACAGAGTTATCTTAACTATGATGAAGTAAAAAAAGGATTACACCACGATTATGACGAAATCTTTGAAGACGATGATGGATACCCGGATTAATAGAGCAAAAAAACTTGTTAAGTTACTTGAAAGACTTGTAAAACAAGAGCATCTCTATACAGCAGAAAAAATCATAGAGATGAAATCACAACTGCGAGTAGTTAAAGAAGAGATCGCAGAATTAGAAAAGAAAACTTCAAAAGGATTTGGTAAATGAGCGTAAAACTAATTAGTGTAACACCCGATGCTGAGCAAACAATGGCATATGTTGCTAGGGTCTCTAATCCTAGTAACCAAGACAATGAGAACTATGCAGGGTTACTGCGTTATTGTATTAAGCATAATCATTGGTCTGTTTTTGAGCAGGCATTTATGACGCTGGAAATTGAAACAAATCGTGGTATAGCAGCTCAAATTTTGCGTCATAGATCATTTACATATCAGGAATTTTCGCAACGCTATGCAGATTCATCTCTTCTAGCAGATTACATTCCAGTTCCAGATCTTCGTCGTCAGGATACAAAGAATCGACAAAATTCGATTGATGATATTGGAGATTATGAAAAACTAACACTTCAAAGCAAAATTCAAGAGCATTTTGCGGAAGGTATGCGCCTCTACAAGGAACTTCTCTCTCACGGAGTGGCAAAGGAGTGTGCAAGGTTTGTATTGCCCTTAGCAACGCCCACACGTATCTATATGACCGGTTCTTGCAGGTCATGGATACATTATATCAATCTTCGTTCTGCAAACGGAACTCAGAAAGAACATATGGACATTGCTCTGGAATGTAAGAATGTGTTTTCCGAACAATTCCCAACAGTTGCAGAAGCTCTTGAATGGATCTAAATAAAATATCTTGAAATTATAACAATGCCAACGTACCCCGTAGTGAATACAAAAACTGGTGAACAGAAAGAAGTGGAAATGAGTATCCACGACTGGGACCAGTGGAAAAATGATAATCCAGACTGGACTCGTGATTGGTCCGACCCATCAACTTGCCCTAGTGCAGGAGAAGTTGGTGAATGGAAGGATAAACTCGTTGCAAGAAATCCTGGTTGGAATGACATTTTACATAAAGCATCAAAAGCACCTGGTTCAAAAGTAAAAAAGATCTAATATGGCAAGAAGAAAAAGAGGCAACACTGATCAACCAATCGGAGTTGGTTTGACCGCAAAACAAATGAAGAGGAGAAAGCCTCTGAGTTCTGATTACTTAATTGATATTGAACCTCTTACAAATAATCAAAAAAGACTTTTTGATTCTTATACTGAGGGTAAGCATCTAGTTGCTTACGGTTGTGCTGGAACTGGTAAAACCTTTATTACTCTTTATAATGCCCTTCAAGATGTTCTGGATGAACAATCTCCTTATGAAAGAATCTATTTGGTTCGTTCTCTTGTAGCAACTCGTGAGATTGGATTTCTTCCTGGATCTCATGAGGACAAAGCAGATATTTACCAGATTCCTTATAAGAATATGGTGAAGTATATGTTCCAAATGCCTTCTGATGCAGACTTTGAAATGCTTTATGGTAACTTAAAGTCACAAGAAACTATCAAGTTTTGGAGCACCTCATTCCTTCGTGGAACTACTCTTGATAATTCAATTATTATTGTAGATGAATTTCAGAATTTAAACTTTCACGAACTAGATTCAATTATTACTCGTGTTGGTGAAAATACTAAAATTTGTTTCTGTGGAGATGCTTCTCAGTCTGATTTACAAAAAACAAATGAGCGCAATGGTATCATAGACTTTATGTCAGTGTTGCGTAAAATGCCTTCATTTGATATAATTGAATTTGGTGTAGATGATATTGTTCGTTCTGGACTTGTCAAAGAATACATTCTTGCAAAAATGGATGCTGGTTTTTAATGTTTAATCACATTGATATTGATCTCCCTCAGTTGGAGCGTGAAACAATTGATGGTGTAAGGTACTACAAAGTACCCACAGAAGAAGAACTCCTCCGACTGGTCTCCATCACTTCGGTGACCAGTCATTTTAATAAAGAAATTTTTATTAACTGGCGCAAAAAAGTTGGAGAAGAAGAAGCAGAGCGTGTTACAAAAGCGGCAACAAGTCGTGGAACTGATATGCACCTTCTAGTAGAACATCATCTTAAAAATGAAAGTCTTCCAGAAGTTCAACCAATCTCAGATTTTCTTTTTAAAATTGCAA